TAACGACGACATGCCCGGTTACATAGACCGGGTGTTATCAAAATTTTATGCGGGTGAGGGCATCATGGGCAAGAAGGCCGGGCTGCAGTGGGGCGAGGGCCCCCGGCTCTACACCCCGGCCGTCGACGGAGATAATAAACCATATCGGGCCTGGTGTGTCGACGACAATATTACCGCGCAGCTCGAAGCGACGGACTACATCAACCAGATGCACCGGTGCCTCATTGACCTGGTACACTTGGAGGGTTTTTGGGTTAAGATTACCAGAACGAGAGCCAGCCGCGTTGGCGGCCGCGGAGCTCTAGCAAAAATCGAGCACGTCCCGGCGCGAACCGTCCGCTTTGTCTATGCCGGTGAAGGAGTGAAGCCTACCGAGGCGGTAGTTGGAAATTTCCCAAATCCGGACGCGGGGAATTTTAAGAAATACCCGATTTTTGACAAGTCGCAGCCGTTCAAACATCCGGTTTCTCTGGCTTACTTCCAAATTTACAGTTACAACAAAGATTTTTACAGCGTCCCGCGCTTTATTGGCGCCGCTGACTGGCTGGAGCTGGCCGGTACGCTGGCCGGTATTCTGGCGGCATACAACGAGAACGCCTCCGCTATCTCTATGCACATCGAAAGCCCGCAATCGTACTGGGATAGACTGGAGGCCAGAATCCGCGAAATTTGCGAAAAAACAAAAGTACCCTACGAAAGTAGGATGCTTGAAGAAGCTAAAGACATGGCGATGGAACAGTTTGCCGCCAATCTTTCTGGCCGAAAAAACGTCGGCAAATTTATGCACACTTCGCAATTATGGAACGAGGTAGCCAACGACTTCGAGGGCTGGAAAGTTACCACTATCGACAAGAAGATTAAAGACTACATAGAGGCACAGGTCGCAATCTGTAAGAAGGCAGAGGCGGCCGCAACTTCGGGATTTGGCCTAGACCCGGCGCTCTCCAACCTGATTTTAGACACAAAGCTGGGTAGCGGTTCCGAAAAACTTTACAGCCTCAAAGTCTACAACGCCACGGAAACGGCGGTGCCTGATATGGTGCTTTGCGAGCCGTTTAACATCTTCATCAAGGCAAACAATCCGGATAAAAACGTCCGTATCGGCCTTTATAGGGCGATAGTCGACGCGGAAAAAAATGTAAATCCGGAAAATAGAGTTAAAGCAAATGCGTAATCTTTTCGGAAATAGTATAACGCCGGAGCAGCGCGATAAGAGCGAGGGCAAAGAGCGCAACGACGACACTAACAAAGACAGGGGCGCTAAAGTTATTGCCACACGCGGTCGCTATTTCGAGCGCAGAATAAAATCCGAGCTCGCCCTGGAGGACGCTATGCCCTGGCATTTTGAGAAGGGCATAGCATATCACTGTTTTTCGTTTGGCGATGTCGATGCGCTGACCTTTTTGCGGGCAATAATCAAGCAGCAGCGCGTCGAATATGCGCTATTATCGACCTGGTGCATGGCCGTTACTGACGTCGAGGAAATAACCAAGTGGATAGACCACGGCGACCTGGGCCGAATTGATTTTTACGTCGGTGAAATATTCCAGGCGAGCTACGCCCCGGTTTATATCATGTTGCGCGACCTGGTTAACCGTTTCGGCGGCCGCGTGGCTATTTTTAGAAATCACTCTAAGGTTATGGCCGGTTTCGGCGAGCGTTTCGACTTTGCTATCGAGTCGAGCGCCAACGTGAACACCAACCCGCGAAGCGAGGCCACGGTCGTAACCATAGACACAGGCCTGGCCCGCTGGTATAAGTCTGAAATTTTCGATAATATTCAGTCGTTTAACCGAGATTTTGACGACTGGCAACCCTATAAACTGAAACGAGATGATTTTATTTAATCGAGACGGCGATGGCGGCATTGAAATAACGAAAGCCCTGGGCCTAATCTCTGACCGTGTGGACTTTTCTACGTGGGCACCAATCTTACCGCTGGGGTTACGAGACGTTATCGCTATAATAGGCCGTGAACCCGTCGAGGCTTTAGCAGAATATTACGAAGCCGGAGACGATAATGACGAACGAAAGAGTAGAGCACTGGCTTACCTTCAGCAGTCGGTGGCATTGTTTTCCTGGCTGAAGATTATCCCAACACTTGATGCTATGCACGATAATACAGGCCGCGCCAAGCGTATCGGGGAGAACGAAAAGGGACTTACAGCCCTGGAACAATACAATGACGAAGCAAATATTTTACGCCTGGCGTACGAGGCAACGGACGCGCTTATTGAGCAAATGGATTGCGAGGCCTTCGACTTTTGGACTACATCGAGAAAGTACCGCCAGCGCTCCGGCCTTCTTGTACGAAATAAGGAAACCTTCGACGAGTTTTATTTAATTGGCTCGCACCGCTTGTTCCTGACTCTGTTACCTATAATCCGGGAAGTACAGGCCGCCAGCGTGGCGCCGATTATCGGCCGCGACTACATGACGCGACTACTGGAGGGCGACGAGAAAGCGACGGCCGAGCTCTACGACACGGCCGCCCGCGCGATTGTATTGCTTACCATGAAGAAGGCGGTCGAGCGCTTGCCGGTCGAAGTTTTACCGGAGGGCATAGTGCAGGTAAACCAATCGGCACCGGTAAAGCAGAAGCTGCGCGCGGAAAAGGAGGCTCGCAACGCAGTGGCGGCATCGCTGGGAGAGGACGCGGCCCGACACCTTCAGCAGCTCGAAGATACGATGGCCGAAATCCGCGCCGAGGGCGCGCCCGTCGACTTCTATACACCTGGCCCAATCGTTCACTCCAAAGGCATGACGTTTTAATGAAAAAGATTGTTTTTCGAGGCAAAGAGCTGGAGGCGCCGCAGTGCATTGACGAGCTGACACCTGAACAATATATTTATTATATATATCTAGGTTCCTGGCTTACTGGTGGGAACATCGACTTGGAATTCTGGCGCGTACGCTGGTTTAGTTTCCTGGCTGGTATGGGGTCAAGTAATTACACCATATTACGACCGGAATTTATAGCCGAGGCGGAACGCTTACGCGATAGCATTACCGACCCATTTTTGGTCGATACCTCACGAGGAAAAGCCCCGACGTTCAAGACGTGCCGCAACCTTTTACCTGAATACCGAGGCTATAAGGGTCCGGCAGACTGGCTTAACGACGTGAAGTTTGGCGACTTTGTGCAATGTATCATACTTATGGAACAGGAGCCGACGGCCGCTGCCCCTGAAGAAATTTACCGGACTATCGCCCGCGTATTGTACGCCATACCAGAGGCCGAACCGGTTCCGGACGTACTCGCCTGGCACGCTTCTGTGCTTTTCGGCGCCGTATGGAAGGCGATACAATCCGGGCCGGTTGACATTAACGGCAAAATGGTGGACTTCTCTATAATTTTCAAGAGCTCCGGCTCGCGGCGTCCTGACGACAAGACGGGATGGGCTGGCATTTCTTTTGAGATTGCGGCAGCCGGGGTGTTCGGCAATGTTTCCGAGTTGGACGCTGCACCGTTTTGGGCAGTCCTCATGTATCTGTATAAATGCAAGTTTGAATATATGCACGACAAATCTAATAAAAAGTAACCAGCTATGACTTTGACTAACGAAATCCGCGCAAAGATGATGCAGTGGGAAGGGTGCCGGCTGAAGGCATACCGTTGCCCCGCTGGTGTGTTAACAATCGGTTTCGGCCACACCGGGCCGGATGTTACCGAGGGCATGACGATAACAGCGCCACAGGCCGTGGCACTGTTTAACGGCGACGTCGATAAGTTTGCCAGCTTCGTAGAGGCTTCATTTCAGGGCGTAACACTAAAACAAAAGCAATTCGACGCCCTGGTATCTCTAGCCTATAACATCGGACTGGCAGGCCTGAAGAAATCTACACTTTACAAAAAAGTAAAAGCCAACCAGGACGACCCCACTATCCGCACCGAGTTTATGAAACATGTTAACGCCCGCGTTAACGGAGTCCTCAAACCTTTGCCCGGCCTGGTGAAACGTCGCAAGGCCGAGGCCGACCACTATTTCGGGCAGATATGATAAATCTCGTTCAATATCGTGAGTATTGGGAGCGCGTAGCCGCCCGCCTCGATTGTATTACAGAGGTGCTCCCCGTGGCTGTTGATAAAGACATGGGGAAGAAAATCCAGGCGTTGCCGACCGGCTCCATAACGCTGTTTATTCTCCCCCCGGGAGGAGAGTCCGACAGCCGTAACCCCGACGCCTTCCGTGAGGCCAACCAGTGCGTGGTGTTCATCATGGAGAAATACAACCCGCAGCGCAGAACTTCATTCTCCGTTTTGGAGTCTTCGCAGGAGGCTATCGAGGCGGTGAAGGCCATGATGCTCAATGACCTCGCGTGCGGATGCCCTGTAATGCGGTTCGATGTTTCGACACTGAACACGCTACCGGAAACCGAGTTTTTCGCCGGGTTCGCGGGCTGGTCGATAGGTTTTAAAATAATAACCTGACAGTATGGAAGCCGAAAGCATAAAGATGCAGTATTTCCTGCAACAGCTCGAAAAGGGCATCCGCGATATATTCGAGGCTCAGAAGGCTATTGCTACCGAAAGGATATATCAGAAAGGCCACGACCGCATCCGTGAGAAACGTAGCGGGTCTGTAGTTCAGGGTCGAAGCGGGGCGCTGCTGGATGCGTTGATAAATCCGCGCTATCGCATTACTCCCGATGGCGGAGGCCTCAGAACCGAAACCTCGCTGCCTACCTATATCCGCTTTCTTGATATGAAGCGACACGGTAATTATCAGATTTATAACCGCCAGATATGGGGTATTCTTTACACGGAGACTCTTGGAAATATAAAATATGAGTTTCGCGAATGGCTCGAAAAGCACTTCCCGGAACTTCTGGCACAATTCAATAAACAATCAAAATAGCAGTTTATGAAAAAGTTAAAACACATCGTGGCCGCAATCCTACGCGGCACTCTCATTCTCGCCCCCGGTGCAGCCTGTCTCTGGTGGCTGTGGGGCAAAGTAGCCGCAATGGTGGCAATCCTTGCCGCCG